GGCAAAAAGCCCCAAAACGAAAGAAGGCGCACCAATGAAATGCCCAAAGTGCCAAACCGAGATGTTTGGATATTCAAAAATGACGCTAGGCAAAGATAAGAAATTCCTTCACGGAATGGAATGCCCAAATTGCGGGTACAAAACGGAGGCAAAATAATGGAGAAATACAGAGTAGAACTTGAGTTAGATTTTAAGCCAAAATTTGACTCAAAGAATGACCGCATTACAAAGTCACACATTAACGCTATAGGTCGCACTCAAGTATGGGATGCGATTGAACTAGCACTAAAAAAAGCAAACTTAGCAGCCGATGTTTATCTAGTTAGAAAGGTAAATTCGTGAGCGAGTTATTAAAAGACTTTTACGAACCATTACACAAAACCCTTACTGACCAAGGCTATACGCCCGATAGAGCATGGGAAATTATTACAACAATGTTTGGAGATGCAGATGCGAGTTAGCAACGCACCCAAGCACCAGCGCAGACGATTTATTGTCTTTATAGTAATTCCAGTAGCCGTAGCACTTATTGCATTTACTTATGCAACCCGCGATGTATGTTATGTAGGTGCAGAAGGTAATTGGCTTGGTTATGGCTCTTGCTCGCAAATGATTGACCGGATTACAAAATGACTCTAATTCACAGTACTAAATTTTATACAATTCACGAACCAACTTTTATTTGTTGCGACCAAAGCCAATTCCGTTATGTGTGTAAAGCACACGGAGAAAGTATGGGCTGTTACTTTTGCGAATTTGACTACAGTAAAGAATGCGGTTGTATAACTACTGCCATAGCGAAAGGGAATGCATAATGTCGGGTTTTAGTATGATGGGTTCAGGCATTTATTCAACAACTATTACACGCGAAATAGTTTGCGAAGAACGATGTTATGACTGCGTAGATATTAAAAACATTTGCAAAGCCGTATGGGAAGAAGATTTTGAGACTGATGATTGGGGAAATGTTGAGCAAGATGTAACCTGCAAAACCTGCAATCACAAATACACATTTAGAGAGGAACGCGAGTAATGGCAGATACAGAATACGAAGGCTGGAAGAATTACGCTACTTGGAATGTGTCATTATGGCTCAACAACGAATTTGGCATTTACAAAGGCGCGGTTGAATTTATGAAAGATTACAAAGGCAAGCGACCTTACATAGATTTCTGTATAGATGCCGGACTTGACGCGCAATATACCGCAGACCGCATCAAATGGGTATCTGACCAGTTAGATTACACCGCTCTAAATGCCATGATGAAGGAACTCGTAGAGTAAAATAATCGTGTCCATAACCCAACCGAAAGGAACTGAAATGGATAGCAAATTATCAAGATGCGCCTATGGAGCGTGGCATTACGGAGAACAACTTTGCGGGGTCTGTCAAAAGGAGCGAAGCGAGTAGCCCATAAAGTTAAGGGCGCGAATCCTTTTAGTAGCCGTTTTAACGGTTGGATTGACTAGCGCATCACATAGTTTAGCGGTAGCACCTGTTATGACTATAGAACAACGCCACTTATTTATGACCCCAAAGGCGTATGCACATAAAATGGTTATGAAAACATGGCAAAGCCAAAGCCAATTTCAATGTTTAGCCAAATTGTGGGGTAAAGAGTCAGGCTGGAATCCCAAAGCCTTTAACAAAATAAAAGTTAATGGCAAACACGCTGGGGGAATCCCACAAATTCTAGGACTTGACCCTACACTTCCTCACACGATACAAATAAATTACGGATTAAAATATATAACGCATCGTTATAAAACCCCATGTAATGCTTGGGCGTTTTGGTTAGCAAAAGACGAGAGAGGAACAGGTTGGTATTAAATGAGTCAGATAATTCCGCAAGTGTGGGAACCCGCTTTGCCAACAGTAAATCCTGATGAAATCTACGAAGACGAAGAAGAAGAAGATTGACCCACAGGTAGTCCAAATAGTCCACACTCGGGCGCAGGGCTACTGTGAGGTATGCGGGCGGGTGTTAGGGTCGGAAGGCGCCTTGCACCATCGCAAATTGCGCTCTAGGGGCGGTGAGCACACAGCCTCAAACCTCATATATGTGCATCATGAGTGCCACAATTTAGGCACAGATAGTATTCATTCCCGTCCTGCATACGCGGCAGATAAGGGGTGGATGGTTGGGAGTTGGCAGAAGCCGGAAGAAACGCCTTTTGTCAGACCTGACCATAGTATTGTATTATTACATAATGACGGAAGCGTATCCGTTCTAATGGAAGGCGAATAAATGAGTATCCCAATTACAGTAAAAGGTAATGTTGGTTCAGAACCGGAACTTAAGTTTTCTAAGGCTAATAAGGCTTGGGCAACTTTTAGTCTGGCATATACACCCCGCGAGCGTAAAGGTGAAGAATGGGTAGATGGCGAAACCATTTGGTTCCGTGTGGTTACCTTTGGGAACCTTTCGGAACTTATTACAGATAACTTACAAAAAGGTGATAATGTAATAGTTACAGGTGTTTGGAAGCAATCCAAATATACGGCAAAAGATGGCACAGAGAAGACGGCGTTAGAGATTAACGCATCTGATGTGGCTACAACTTTTAAGTCGGTGAAAACTAAACAGAAGGTAGAAGAGCCATCATGGTAATTCAAGAAGTAGAATTTACAGGACTTTTTACAGCCGATGAAACTGCACAATTTCTTGGCATTAGTGTTAATAACCTGCGACAGATTCAATTTAGAGGCAACCTCAAATGGGAAAGTCGCAAAGGTCGTAAGGTTTATTACCGCATAACTGATGTTGAGGCTTACAAAGAAAAGCGAGCAAAACGCAAGACTTCATGATTGACTATGGTCATGCTAGTACTAGAACAAGGCGTGACCTTGGCAGACATAGATGAGGCGATAACTCATGTATATGCGATGCTCAAAGATGACCGATACGGCAATAGATTAACTTGGCAACAAAGAGCGTTATATCGCGAAAGCATTGACGAACTACTTGACGCAAGGTTGGCAATAACCATAGAATAATTATGGTTAGAAAGAGGGCTAAAATGGAAGCGTGGCGTATGTGATGCCTTTAGTTCCCGATGCAGATTTAGAGTGGGCGTTAGATTACATTGACGATTGCTTTTGGAAACCCTCACGCCAAGGCGCAGAACACGCTTATACAGTTAGAGAATGGCGCAAGCATGATGACGAAGGTTTTGTGCGATTTGTAACTCTTATTAGAACTTACGGACACCCTGAAAACTTTTATCGTAAAACATATATTTATTTACATATTGATGGTCGCAAGTATTGGACTATGGGTAGCCCAATGCACGAAACAATTATTATTAATCGCGCACCATCTCACGCATTTTACGGAAAGCAGGTTGCCCCATTGGTTAATAGAACCTATACCGAAACAGTTTATGACCGATTAGCAGTTCGGTATGACGACAAATACTCGGAACAAAATTACTTATCAGAAAACGCTAAATTGTTTAATACTCTTACTCGGTATATCAAAGGCTCTGTATTAGATATTGGTTGCGGCACAGGATTATTTCTTGAGTATGTGCCTCATCACCCTGCTATGTATTTAGGTATTGACCCGTCACAAGGCATGATGAACGAATTTATACGCAAGTTTCCACATCACGCTTTCCGTCAACAGACATTTGATGAGTTTGATGGTTACGGGGATTTTGATACTGCCATAAGCCTCTTTGGGTCTTGCTCTTATATTGACGCAAGCAATTACGAAAAGTTAAAGTTTTCGGGTAAAAACTACTATTTTATGTTTTACAAACACGGATACCTTCCGGACTACTATGTATCGCCTGACGAAACTATGACGGCATATAAAGACATAGAGAATGTATTTGACCAATTACACATATTTGGTAACTACTTAGTGGCTACTAATTTACCAATTGATGAGGCTTCGTATGAAAATCTATAAAAAGCAGAATGTGTTTGACGCGGCTCTTAACCGCATACGCTGGATTTATGACGAATTCCCTGAAGTTGTAGTCTCATTTTCCGGTGGCAAAGACAGCACAGTTCTTATGGAACTGACAAAGATGGTTGCTCGCGAAAAGGGCAGATTGCCACTCAAAGTTATGTGGCTTGACCAAGAGTGTGAGTTTGAGGCTACTGCCGAGTATGCAAAGCGTGTTATGTATAATCCGGACATTGAGCCTATGTGGTATCAAATTCCTTTTCGTATGTTTAATGCGACCTCTGCCCATGAGCCTTGGTTAAATTGTTGGGGCGAAGGTGAAAATTGGGTGCGCGAGCAAGACCCAATCTCAATTAAAGAAAATACATTTGGCGTAGATAGATTTCGTGGATTACTAGAAGCAATTGTTAAGCAGACATTCCCTGATACAGCCGTTGCTGCATTACGCGGGGTGCGCACTGAAGAAAGTCCGGCACGATTTATGGCTTTGACCCTTGAGCCGACTTATAAATGGGCAACTTTTGGCGCACATATTAACAAGGCTAAAAACCAAGTTAATCTTGACCCGTTATATGACTGGACATACATAGACATTTGGAAGGCAATTTATGAGAATAATTGGGATTACAACACGCACTACAACGAACTATTCCGTTATGGAACGCCCGTTAGGAATATGCGTGTATCAAATTACCACCACGAAACAGCAGTTCACAGCCTATTTATGCTTCAAGAAATTGAGCCAGAAACTTACCAGAAGGCTACACAACGCATTTCAGGGCTAGATACAGCAGGAAAGATGGGCAAAGAAGATTGGTTTGTGCCGGACTTGCCGTTTATGTTTAATGACTGGGTTGAGTATCGCGATTACTTACTAGAAAACCTTATTATTGACCCGGTTTTGCGGGAGAAGTTTGCCAAGTATTTTGCTGGCATGGAGAAGAACTACTCTCGCTCAACCGGTGTAAATATGTGGAAAGCCCATATTAACTCTATTTTGTGTAACGATGTTGATATGACTAAACTCAAGAACTGGGAAGCCATTTCATATACAGATGACCAATTAGCACGGAAGGAGAAACAAAGTGCCAAATTTGCCGAACACTTTGAGGGAAGCACTAACTGACGCCTTCAATGCCGCAGAAAATAAGATGGATTTTATTAATGACCTTAATGGTTACATCTTTGACGCTTTTCACCCACGCCATGAGCAACCGATAGGTAATGTTCGTTGGGTGCCAGTAGAACAAGTGCAAGCCAATGATTACAACCCCAACTCAGTTGCGGGTAATGAGATGCGCTTGCTCTACACCTCAATTAGTCACGATGGCTACACACAGCCAGTAGTTACAGTTTATGACCCAACGATTGAAAAGTATGTAATTGTTGATGGCTTTCACCGCTATACAATTATGCGCCGATACGAAGATATTTATAAACTTAATGACGGGCGTTTGCCTATCGTAGTTATAGACAAGGACATAAATGACCGCATGGCGGCAACTGTCCGTCACAATCGCGCTCGCGGTAAACACTCCGTAGCCGGTATGGGTAAAATTGTCTTTGATATGCTTAAGAACGGCGCGTCAGATGAGGCTATTTGTAATGAAGTAGGGCTAGAACCCGAAGAATTAGCACGACTTAAGTATGTGACCGGCTTTGCTAAGTTATTTGCCAATACGGAATACTCCAAAAGTTGGGAAACCAAGCGGCAGTTAGAGATTAAAGCGGCATACGAAAAAGGCGAACCAACACCAAGTCAAAGATGGAGCAGAGATGACAATTAATGTGCAAAGCGTAGGTATAGATACTGTAATTCCTTATTGGCGCAACCCGCGCAAGAACGATTTGGCTATTGAAAAGGTCAAAGAGTCAATTAAGCAGTTTGGCTATCAGGCTCCAATCCTTGTAGATAAGGACATGACCATTATTGCGGGGCATACACGCTATCGCGCACTCAAAGAACTAGGCGTAACGCAGGTTGATGTAGTTATATCGGAATTGACTATTAAACAGGCTAAGGAATACCGGATTATTGATAACCGCACCTCTGAATACGCTACTTGGTCTGCCGAACTTGCCCTAGAACTCAAGGAATTCGTTGACCCGGACTTCCGCGAGATATTCTTCCCTGATGTGCAATTAGACCCTGACTTTGTAAAGGTCAAAGCCGGCACAGAGCAGGAAACTATTGACCAGATTGCCGACAAATTAGAACAACAGTTCGAAAAGGCAAGTGAGACTAGGAACAACCAACCACGAATTGAAGTGCCTTGCCCTAATTGTTACGAAACGATAACGATTTGGAAATCAGATGTAATGAAAGATAAGAACTGGACTTTCTGATGCTAATAGACGGATTCCTTTTCGGACTTGGATTATGGTTTGCTGGTATTGTAATAGTTACACCTATGGTTGTATTGAAGGCGTTATTAGAATTGGCAGGGGAGCAAAGTGGCGGGAAGAAAGCCTAAATTAACAAAAGAACTCATTGAATTACTAGGAACTGCACTACAAAATGGTAATTACATAGAGACTGCTTGCGACTTTGCAGGTATAAATAGGGCTACTTTGTATCGCTGGTTGCAAGAAAGCGAAGAAGATGACGCAAAACCATTATTAAAAGAATTAAGCGACACAGTAAGGAAAGCCCGCGCTCAAGCAGAGATGCGAAATGTCCTGCGTATTCAGAAAGCGGCAGATGACTCTTGGCAAGCGGCGGCGTGGTGGCTAGAACGCTCACAGCCTAAGAAGTGGTCAAAGCAGACTAATGTTGAGTTGTCCGGTGTAGATGGTAGCCCGATAAATGTAGCCCTTGATACGCGGGCGGCACTTTTAGAATTACTTACTCCCAAGCCTGACCTAGAGGACTAAGCGCATGGCTCTAAGTATGTATGAATACTTAACCCAACTGCCGGAACTTGAGAAACATAAAGTAATAGACCGGCTTACAGATGACCAACGCCAAGATATGCTCAATATGCCTTGGTGGTTTACAGGCAGACCTGAACAACAAGAACCGCCCGGTAAATGGAGTGTGTGGCTAATCCTTGCGGGTAGAGGTTGGGGCAAGACTAGAACAGGCGCAGAGTGGCTAGTAGAACAGGTATTGGCTAACCCTACGGCACCTGACGGAAGCCCTACTGAGTGGGCAATTATCGGTGAGACCTTTGGTGATACAAGGGTTATGTGTGTTGAGGGTCCGTCAGGCGTATTGCGTATCTTACAAAAGCGTGGGCTAGTCAATCTAGTGGACTTTACCTATAACAAGTCTTCGTGGCAGATAGGACTTAAAGATGGTCAGAAGATTCATATGTTCGGTGCTGATAACCCTGATGCTGGTCGTGGGTTTAACCTAAGCGGTGTATGGGCTGACGAGATTGCTAAATGGCGATACTCCTTTGAATCGTGGCATGAAGGTATTGCCCCTGCTCTGCGTATCGGTCAAAGACCAAGAGCGGTGGTTACTACAACCCCTAAACCTATCCGTATCTTGCGGGAGTGGATGGGGCGCACCGATGGGTCGGTCTATGTAACGCGTGGCTCAACCTTTGATAATGCAACCAACCTATCCCAAGCCGCACTTGTAGAACTCCAAGCCCGCTATGCCGGAACGCGCACAGGTAGGCAGGAACTTTATGGCGAATTGCTTGACGATGTTGAGGGTGCGCTGTGGCATAGAAAGATGATTGAAGATGCAAGGGTAGAAACACCCCCAATGCTTATACGCGTAGTTGTAGCCATTGACCCGGCTGTAACAAGCGGAGAAGATTCTGACGAAACCGGAATTGTAGTTGCGGGTATGTCGGCAGACGGGCATTTTTATATCTTGGCTGATTACACACAGCGAGCAACACCTGACGCTTGGGCAAGAGTTGCGGTTGATGCCTACAAGACTCACGAAGCAGACCGCATTGTGGCAGAAGCCAATAACGGCGGGGATATGATTGTGCAACTACTTCGCACAGTTGATAACAGCATTCCGGTATCTAAAGTTACTGCGACACGCGGCAAAAGAGTTAGAGCCGAACCTATATCCGCATTGTATGAGCAAGGTAGAGTTCACCATGTAGGCGGGTTTAATCTTTTGGAAGACCAAATGGTTACTTGGACTCCGGATATGCCGAAATCTCCTGATAGAATTGACGCGTTGGTATGGGCATTGACCGAACTAAATACAGGTTCTTCGTCAATGATTGCGCTTTCCAATATGGCGGTATTCTGCCCTTCTTGCAGATTCCCTAACCTTAAGAGTGCTAGTATTTGTTCGCGTTGCGGTACAGTTATACCAACGCCCGTAGTTATTGAGGGAGAATAATGGCAGTTGCATATAACACTACCATTGACCAAGGTGCCAACTGGTATCTAACAGTTACTTATCAAAACCCTAACGGCACAGCAATAAATATAACTAACTACACAGCCGCACTACAACTTCGCTCTTTGCCTTCCGACCCAACTGCAGTTCTTACCCTTACTACGCAAAACGGCGGCATTACAATTACGGGTGCAACAGGCACAATCGCAATTCAAGCAACTGCTACACAGACAGGCTTGATTGACGAAGGTAATTATGTTTACGACCTAGAGATATACTCCAATAGCAATCCGTCAGTCACCACACGCCTTATCCAAGGTCAAATAGTAGTTAGCGCAGAGGTCACAAGATGAGTCAAGATAACATTATTGTTACGCCGATTATTAACCAAATTACGGTTGCGGCACCCGGTCCGCAAGGACCGCCCGGTGTATTTACCTCATCAGATATTTTTTATGTACACACCCAAGGCTCACCCTCTGCGACTTGGACTATAAATCATAATCTTAACGGCAACCCAACAGCCGTAGTCCTTGATAGTGCCGGAACTCAATGCGAAGGCACTTTCTCATACCCTACACTTAACCGAATGGTTATCACATTTACGGGTGCATTTAGCGGCACCGCGTATGTTATATAAGGAGATATAAATGGCTCGTAAATTTTTAGTAAGCATTGACCTTAACAAGAACGAATTACAAAATGCGGTAATTCAAAATCTTGCTTCTGCGCCAGCAACACCACTCGCAGGACAGGTTTACTACAACACAGTTGATAACCAACTTTATATTTACAACGGAACCCGATGGGAAGTAGCGGGCAACGCCTTCCAATCAGGATTACTTTCCGCTCGCCCTGCCGCCGCTACAGTTGATGCCGGAACTATTTACTATGCAACCGACAATTATCTTTTCTATTACTCAAATGGTTCTGCTTGGGCGCAAACAAATCAATTCGGTACAGTAACCGCGCAAACTTCTTACGGCGCATCAAGCGGTAACGGAAGTTCTACCGATTACGCTCGCGCTGACCATACTCACGGAACTCCGGCACTTGGCACAGCAATACCTAACGCAATTAGTGGTGCGGCAGGTTCAGCAGGTTCAGCGACAGCACCATCTAAAGAAGACCACACACACGCATTTACACCGGCACAAGATTTATCTATGGCTGGATTCAAACTTACTACATTAGGCGCACCAACAGTTAGTACAGATGCGGCAACCAAGCAGTATGTTGATGATGTAGCACAAGGCTTGCATATTCACGCGGCTTCATACGCGGGAACAACTGCAAACCTTAATGCGACATATAACAACGGAACTAGCGGAGTAGGTGCAACCCTTACAAACGCTGGAACACAGGCGGCATTTGCTACAGACGGAACTACACCAAGCCTTAATGACCGAATTCTTGTAAAGAACCAAACTACAACATCACAGAATGGTATTTATACCCTTACAACTGTAGGTAGCGGTTCAACTAACTGGGTTCTTACTCGCGCAACAGACTTTGACCAAGCGGCAGAAATTGACGGCGGCGACTTTACATTCGTAGATAACGGAACAACTCTTGCCAATACAGGCTGGGTATCTGTTGATAAAGTAACTACTGTTGGAACTGACCCAATCGTATTTCAGCAATTCTCCGGTGCTGGCACATACACAGCAAGCAACGGCGTTTTACTAACCGGTAATAACTTTACTTTCCAACCAAGAAGCGGATACGGATTACAGACCGGTGCAAGCGGAGCGGAAGTTAAACTTGCTACGACTTCAGGACTTAATCTATCTTCTGACCTAGCAGTAGGTGCAGGTAATGGTATTTCTGTATTAACCAATACAGTTGCTATTGACTCATCTGTTGTAGTATCCAAGTATGCGACAAGCGTAGGCGATGGTTCCGCGACTACTTACACAATTACGCACAACCTTAATACAAGAGATGTTATTGTGTCAGTCTATGAAGCCACCGGTTCATACGCAGAAGTTATCTGCGATGTAAACCATGCGACTGTTAATACAGTAACATTACTGTTCTCTGTAGCACCAACTTCTAACCAATATCGGGTAGTTGTCCACGCTTAATTAAGGAGATTCACATGGGTCTGCGTGACCGAATCGCTAAGGCACTTAATTTACCTGTAGGTGCAGTAACTATGACTGAATCCGAGATGCGGAATGCCGCTCCCGGTGCAATCGGTCAATCGTATGGGTCAAGTGACCCGCTTCCAAGAAACCCTTGGCTATCGCTAGTTCCTTTTGGACCGGGCAATCCAATTACTCCGGGTGCAATCAACCCTCTCCGTGAAGACGGAAGACCCGACCCACGCCGTTACGAATACCAAGTAGCACAGAATATAAATGTTACGGAAACACGCTTTGTTCCGTTTAAGACTTTACGCGCCGCCGCTGACCAAGTAGATATTATGCGCCGTTGTATTGAGGTTATTAAAAACAAAGTGTCATCTCTTGATTGGGATATTGTTCTTGCAAATGACGCTTCAGAGAAGATAATTGCAGGAAGCGACAAAGACCACACTCGCGCTATGGCAGAAGCCCGCGAAAAGTTTAATCCAGAGATTGACCGCATTCGCACCTTCTGGGAAAACCCTGACAAGGCTAACGGATTTACATTTGTTGATTGGTTGATGGTTGCACTAGAAGAAATCCTAGTTATTGACGCATGGGCAGTATGGCCTCAGAAGACTGTCGGTGGAGATTTATACGGACTACAAATCCTTGATGGTTCAACTATTAAACCTTTGCTTGATGATAGAGGTATGCGCCCAATGCCACCGGCTCCGGCATACCAGCAAATCCTTTATGGCTTCCCACGCTCTGAATTCGCCGCTAATAATGACGACCCAAGTGCAGACGGAGAGTTTAGTTGTGACGACCTTGCCTATATGGTTCATAACCGCCGCTCAATCAGCGTGTACGGCTTTTCCCCAACAGAAAGAGCCTTACCCCTAGCAGACATTTATCTACGCCGACAGGGGTGGCTAAGAGCCGAATTTACTGATGGTGTAACACCCGAACTCTTGTTCGAATCAGATGCAACTTGGGGAACTAACCCTGACCTATTGCGAGCATACGAGAACATTCTTAATGATGACCTAGCAGGACAGACCGCACAGCGTAAGCGTTCTAGGTTGTTACCTGCTGGTATTAAGCCTATCCAACTAGACGGATACGGCGAAAAGTTTAGAGATACTTTTGATAACTTCCTTATTGCGTCAATCTGTGGTCACTATGGCGTTCAACCAACTGAAATTGGTTACGATGCTAAGGGTGGCTTAGGCGGTAAAGGATTTGAAGAAGGTAAAGCCGGTAACGCCGAAGCAATCGGTGTAGCACCTTTGGTGAACTGGCTTAACAAGATGCTCACACAACTTTCATACGCATATCTTGGTATGCCACGCGAATTAGAATTTAAGTTAATGGCTTCTCGCCGTTTAGACAACGAGGAAAGCGCAAGGAAGGCTCAAATTGAGGTAACAAGCGCAGGTAAAACAATTAACGAACGCCGTTCGGAACTTGGCTTGCCACTCCTAGATACTCCACAAGCCGATATGCCTATCCTCGTATCAGCCGGTGGCACATATTTATTCTCACCTGACGGCATTATTAACATGAATACTGTAACAACCGCATCTGCTCTTAACCAAGACGGCGACCCTGTAGAGGAAACTGCGGATAACGATGCAACGGCTAACGGGCAAAAGCCTGTGCCGGAACCTACCGAAGAAGAAGAAGAAGTCCGAGAAGAAGAAGCCACACAAGAAACTGCTGATGAGGTAAAGGCATTTATGAAGTGGGTAAGCAAAGGGAAGCGCGCTCGTCTATTTGAGTTTGAACACCTAGACCCAATCGTAGGAGATGCACTCAATCGTTGCGCATTTGACGGAGATTTAGAAACCGCAAAAGCGTTAGCGAAAGCGTATCTAACCTAATGTGGCGCGCTCAAGAAGTTGATGGGCGCATAGCGGCGAAGAACGCGGTCAAAATAAGGGCGGCTCTCCGTCAGTCCATAGATGCCAAGCGTATTTATGCTCAATACCAAGAAACTCAACCTGCGGTAACGGACAACCCTACCCAAGACCGCACCCGCGCTCGCGCGTGGGCAATAATGAATGTTCGGTTTGGTAACGAATCGTTACGAACTGCGCTTACCCGTTTATATGCAGAGGCTTGGGTTACAGGCGATTTAGCCGCTCGTGCCGCATTGGTAGATATGCGTAAAGGAGAAAAGGCTCTTACTAAAGCCGATGATTTAGATGCCAATGTATCTACTATTGACTGGGATACTTGGCAACCGGGTGATGCCGCTTCTGCGATGCTACTAGACCCACCGCAAGCCTTCCAAAATCTTGTTCAGCGTTCCGGCAACCTTATTTCAGGGCTAGATAAAACGGGATATGACCAGATAGGAACTGCTCTTGCTGATGCTATCCGGACAGGTATGCCACCGAGTAAAGCCGCTAAGTTAATTCAAGACGCTGTGGGTAGCCCCGCGCGCGCGTTGACTATTGCCGTTACTGAGAATAGTCGCGTAATGAACGCCGCCGCTATGCAAAGATATAGAGATGCGGGCATACAGCAGGTCAAGTGGATGGCTGTAACCGCAGTTGGTGGCGCACCCTGCGAGAAATGCGCACAAAACATTGGGCAAGTTGTTGAGTTAGGTGCTTCGTTTAATTCCGGACAAATGCAACCACCTGCTCACCCACATTGTCGTTGTAATCTATTGCCAGAGATACCAGACTATGAGGGCTATCTAAACTCTCTTGGCTACCAAGTTAATCCAACGAGCGGTGCAATTACTACGCCTAATATTGGACTAGATGCTGATTCTATTTACCCTGATAAGAGATTAGACGATTTGCGTAGTGAGGTTGCAAGGCTTGAGAAAGAAATACGCGAGATGGGTTATACACCTTACGGCGTAAGAGATGGCTATTCTCCTGAAGCCAACGCCCTTCGTGATAGAGCCGATGAACTCGAAGCCGAATGGCAAGCAAGCCGTAAAAAGTGGTATGACGCACACTTTACTGTTAATGGCAAGGGAACTGGAACTAATCCTTATATGGTTAGTGATAATCCTGCCCGTGATACTTATGTGGTGTATGACAAAGCCACTTTATCTATGAATAAATCCCTTCGTATGGGCAAACCGCCTAGCGAAAGAGCCCTCAAGATTGACGATATGGTGGCAGAAGGTAAAGCAGTATCGGATACCACAGTCTTCCGGAGTTCTGTATTGCCCGAAAAATTACATACAGTCTTAGAAGAAGGCTACGAATATACCGATTTGGGTTTTCAATCTACTTCTGTAGCAAGAAGCGGAACAGGAAGTGCAGAGTATTACGCTAAATCGCGCGTTGAAAGCGGGGTAAAAGGCGACATTGTAATGATGAATATAAAGATTCCAGCCGGTGCAACGGCTAGAGATGTTGGCGTAGGCGAAGTGGTCTTGCCAAGAGGAACAAAAATGCGAGTCGTTAAACGCACTAAACGCGCTGACGGCGTAATAGAAATAGATATGGAAGTGATATTATGAGCGATAGAGCGTTTATGACTATTGAAGAGTTCGAGTTAGTAGTCCTTAACTCTGCTAAAGTATTACCACCTTTAGAAAAAGCCCTAATGGATGTAATCATAGAATGGAACGACTAAATGGCAACTAAGCACATTAACGCAAGCACACTTACAACCGCTTCAATTCTATTTACTGTTGATAAAAATGCTAGACCGCTTACACCAGTAAATATTCATAATGGTCACAGCGCGGCTATCTTTGTTGGCGATGCAACGATTACAACATCAGGTGCAACTATTGGGCGCACGATTGCGGCAAATGCAAATCAGATAATGTATGTAAATGCTAACGATGTTATTTATGGAATTTCAGCAGCCGCTTCTGCCGCCGGTGCAGTAGTAATTACTTACACAGCATAACTAAGGAGATATAATGAGCGACTTAACAACAGCGTACTTTGAGATTACCAAGGCTGATAAAAACGCTGACGGAACGCTTATGGTCTATGGCAAAGCCACAGATTCATCTTTAGATATTGACCAACAGATTTGCGACCCAGTATGGCTTGATGACGCTATGCCGGAATGGTTTAAGACCGGTGGCAATATTCGTGAACAACATAGCAACATCGCGGCGGGCGTAGCCAAAGAGTATGAGAAGAAGGCTGACGGACATTACATTCACGCACTTGTAGTTGACCCGGTATCTGTAAAGAAAGTTGATAGCGGAGTTCTTAAAGGTTTTTCAATCGGTATTAAATCACCACGCGTAGTTCGTGATGAGAAGGCGGCTAACGGGCGCATTATTGATGGTCAAATTGTTGAGGTATCGCTAGTGGATAGACCTGCTAATCCTAACTGCCAATTAGTCTTGGCTAAGAGCGTTAATGGCGAATCAGGCGTATGGAAAGTAGAAGAACTTATTGAGAAATCTGATGAGGATACCCTTGATAAAGAGAAGAAGAAGCCGGATTACGAAGGTATGCTCCAAGGTGGAAGCCGGTCAGAGCCAGCCAATAGAGAACTTTATAACCGCATCGTAGGCGAGGCTAAGAGAAAGTTTGATGTTTACCCATCTGCTGTGGCTAATGCTTGGGTTGTGCAGGAATATAAGAAGCGGGGCGGCAAATATAAGAAAAAGGAAAAGTCAGCGGATACGATTGATATTCCTAAAGAGGTAATGGCTGAAATTCTCAAGTTCGATAAAACCGAATTTGAGGCGGCGCGTGATGCGTTAGCAAACCTAATCGCAGTTGAAGCCGGAGCGATGAAAGAAGGTCATAATGAGATTAACTCTATTTCCCACCTTCTTGAATCCGTATCACACCTTATAATGTGGTATGAGGGAGAAAAAGCCGAAGGGGAAGTAGAGGAAGAAATGGTAGAAATGACAACTGCACCTGATGAAGAAAAGTCATCTCATAATACAGATGAAGACAAGATGCATCATGACAAAGCCATGCTAAAGCCAAAGAAAGATGAAACGCAGAAAGATTATATGAAGCGTTGCAAAGAGGCTGGCATGAAAGATGACGCAATCAAAGGTATGTGCGATAAATATTTCGGCGCAGAGAAGTCTGCTGATGCCGAAGAAGTTGCTGAAGAAGAAACTACAGCAGAAGAAACTCCGGCAGTTGAGACTACCGAAGAAGAAAAAAAGGATTCTTCACCTGAAACTACAGATGAAGATGTTGAAGCAATTGTAGAAAAGGCTGTAAAGAGTGCTACCGAAACCATTAGGTCAGAGGTTGCTTCTTTAATCGCTGAAAAAGAGTCAGCGTTGGAGAAAGCAGCGACCTTGGAAAGCGAGTTAGCAACAGCAAAGTCCTTAGCAGTTGGTGGCGGTCCAAAGCGGACTTCTAATCCAATTGATGCTAACGCTACAAATGACTTGCTAACTAAGGCATTGGTCTATAAACAAAAGGCTAATGCAACAACCGACCCAATGTTGGCTAAAGGCTATAAGGCTCTGTATGACGAATACATGACCAAAGCCCAAACCAACTCATAAAGAAAAGGAAAACAAATGGCTTTTGAAGCACCTAGAGCCGCTGATATGTTTTCTGATGCCGATACCGCAAAGTCTGCGGCAATCGCAAAAGAAGAATTTGATGGCGCGTTGCGCGAATCAATGGCTTCTTCAGTATCAGACCCATCAGCGATTATGGCAATCAAGAGTGGTCAGGCTACCTTTGCGCAAGCAGCCGGTAACCCTGTCGCACTACTAGAGAACCTAGCAATTAATAAGTCTCTTTCTCCTGAAGCATCTGCATCATTGCAGAATGCACTATCCTCACAGCGTCTTGCTATGCAGGATATTCAGAAGGAAATTACAACTACAGTTCCACTTTCAACATCATTCGCGGCGTTTGACTTGGAAGCACCTGCAAAGATGCTTACACCACGCCCAACACCTCTCCGTAACCGAATCCCACGCAAGAAGGGCGTTGGCACAAGCCACCGCGTTAAGCGTATTACCGGTTACACAGGTACAGGTACAGGTGGACAAGGACAGATTTGGCCTGGTGTAACCCAGTCCACAACTACAGCGTTCGGTTCAATTAACTTTGAGCGCGGACCACAAATCGCCTACACAGCAGACGATTTAGTACTGCCTTACAACTCATACTCACTATCTGACGCAGTTTCTTTTGATGCTAACTTCTCTGGTCTTGGATATCAAGACCTACGCCAGTTGTCATCAACATCAACACTCTATGCAACAATGTTGATGGAAGAACGCATGATGCTTATGGCTCGCGGAACAGCAAGCGGATAC